GCTTCTACTTGTTGCTTGCGTTCTTCGATTTCTCTACTTTGACCCGCCATTGCGTCAAGTAGCATATCGATTTTACCTTCTAGTCGCCCAACACCCTCGGCACTAGTATTGATTGCACTGGCAACTTCTTCTGAAATGCCAGTCGTTTCTACTGCCTCAATTGGTTCATCTACTGCGCTGAAACCAAAGTCATGGGTGCTATCCAAATACTCGGCAGGAATTTTTGTTAAGTCTGTCATATGAATAAATCCTCTAATGAAGCCTTCTTCTCTGCCGCCCAGCCAATTGTTTTAAGAATTGCATCAAGCGGTTCAATGAAGGACTTATTAAACTGTTCGTCTATATTTACATATTTATGTAATTCAAACTCAGGTGGTAATGTGCTATCACTAGGGAATGCCATACAACCAACAGTCGTGGGATTAGGTTCACGCATATACAAGAACTTAATCTTGTCACCCTCTTTGATTGTCTCATACTTGCGAGACAACTTATTGTCTTTCAAAATCTTGTTATAGACGATAGCACCTTTGACATGCATAGGTGTGCCTTTTGAATACACTGTATCTTTATTTGTGTATTTCGCAATACCATTACAACCACGAGGGAATGCAATCTGTTCTACAGGCAACTCTTCAAACTGACTTCTGAATTTTGCAACATAGTCCTGAATACTCTTCTCATCGGTTGTCATAATGAGTTCAAGTGCTTTCTTAATCTTGTCACGGCAGACTTGTGGGGTTGAAGATTTAACCGCTTCGATGCCAGACATTTTTAGTTTTGGCTTTTCGTAGCGAACACCTTCGTTGTCATACACGTTAAGAATGTAACGCTTCTTCGCTTGCCAGATACCTTTGTCGGCAATCGCTTCACGCTTCATTTGCATCTTTTGTGCATAAGCATTTACATACTCAGCAAGATTTTGATAACTCTTATCAATAAAAGGTTCAACTTTCTCGGTAGCCACTTTATCCAAGAAATCAACGATTCGGACTGTTTCCGGTAGTTCACTTCCCTTCTTAAACACGTTACTAACCAATTTGTCAAAAGTGATATAAACTGAATCCGTATCTGACGCAATAACATAGTCAACTCCATCTGTTGTCAGCAATTTGTTGAAGTAACGATTGATTTCGTTACCAATCCAACGAATGGAGAACTGACCACCATATGTGATTGCTTCTGCCATTCGCAAGTCATAAAAGCGGAAGTATTGATTGCCTAGTGCGCCATAAGCGGAGTTCAACTGAACTTTCTTAGCCAACTGTGTGTTGTTGTATGCAGAGGCAAGTCTTTTGTGTTCTGCTTTCTTAATTGGGTCTTTTTCTTTCTCAGCCTTGTCGAGTTCCGCAATCATCATTTTCTTGTAACGAGAACGGTCGTTATACATTCGTTCCATCATGTTGGCAAGAAAACCCTGCTTATCTTTACGGAACAATGAACCGTTTGCGGCAACGGCATAATTCTTATCTTTGTATTGAGATAGGTCGAAACGCTTCTCCAGAAGACCATCAACATCAACTTCAACACGTTCATCTTGCACCAGAGTTTCTGGCGAAATGTTGTATTGCATAATCAAGTGAGGATACAGTGAGTTCAAGTCAAAAGACATAACCCAGTTGTGCATACCAGTTTGAGGTTCTTTCACATAACCACCAGCATATGCACCACTCTTCTTACTTGCACTCTTAGGTGGCATCACAAGATGTTTCTCTTTGAAGTGATTGAAGATTAGAGTATCCCACATCCGCACTTGCGCATAAACATCGTTGTAGTTAACCTTTGCGTCATATGCAAGACCAATCGCCATCTCAATCAGTTTCATCTTGTCTTCAATTCTATCAACCAAGTCAACGTCTTTCACGTTATACTCAATAAACTTTTGATAGTCAGACTTGTAGAGATTGTGCAAAGAACCGTATTCAGAGTAATCAAGTTTACCTGTTCCGAGTTCGAAGTTTGCAATGTGGTCGAGACGATAACTCTCGTGGTTTGATACAGGCGCAAACTTACGATAGAGTTCTAGGTAATCGAGGGTAGAGATACCGATGATTTCAAAAACTTGAAGTTCACGACCTTGAATGTTTGCTTTACGCTCACCAACAAGACCCCAAGGTGAAAGACGTTTTGCATCTTTCTCACCCATGAGTTTGTTGATACGGTTGTAAAGATAGGGAATATCAAAGAACTGAATGTTCCAACCAGTGATAATATCTGGTCCGATTTCTTGCCATAGGTCTAGGAATCGTTTCAGCAAATCTAGTTCATCACGGCATTTGATATACGCAATATCTTTTTGGTGAGGTTTATAGTCACCCCAACCGAGAACGTGATAAACGTCATTCGCTTTGATTGTGATTGAGATAACTGGTTCTAACGCAGTTTCTGGTTGAGGGAAACCATTGTCAGAACCAGTCTCAATGTCGAAGTTGGCAACGACCAACTTAGTAATGTCGTAATCAATGACGCCAGGATATTCATCCGCAACGTAACAATATTGATACGATGTGTTACCATAGATTTCAAAACCAGAGACGTTTTCATATTGTGACAAAAAATCTCGGGCGTCACGGATGCTACCTTGAAGAACAGGTGACACCATTCGACCGTCCAGTGTTTTGAACTTTGAAGGTTTGTTAGATGGCACGAAAAGAGTTGGCTGGTAAGGAACTTTGTAGTTCTTACGGGAACCATTATCATACTCACGCACAAGAATGTTGTTACCTATTAGTGCAACATTTGTGTAAAATTTCATTCAATCACTCTCACTTTAAGACCAGACATGCCGGGATTTACTTCAATTTGGCAACTTAGACGACTATTATACTCTACATTGTTCGCCAAGTCAAGTGTTAATTTCTCCAATTCTTCCATCACTGGAAGGGGAGTATCACTTAGTATTTTAACATGACAAGTAGAGCAAACGCAATTACCACCGCAGTCACCGAACAAACCAGGAATCTCTTCCATAAGAGTGTTGCCAACTTTAGCGGTAACCTCTTTAACCCCACCGTCACTGTAGATGACGGTTATAGGGATTTTCATTACATCTTCAGTCTTGCTTTGTCGCCTGGTGTAGCCATTACCAAACCAGAACCAAATACTTTGTTGTATTCGTTAATGAGTTCTTGCTTGGGTTCTACCACGAACATAACATGTTGCTCTTGGAAAGTGATTTTGTCAATCTTAGCGTAGGGAGTATATTGCATAATCCCTAGATTGCCACCACCTTGTGGAATGATAATTGCCAAATCTTTGTATGTGGTACCTTCTACATGCTTCGCTAGAAGTTCTTCACCCGTTGTAAGACGGATTAGTTTAATGTCACTTATAGACATAATATAGTCTCCTTATTAATCGTATAGTTTTGCAAGTGATTTTGGACCTACGATGCCATCGGCAACTAGTCCATTCTCTTCTTGCCATGCTTTCACTGCGGCAAGGGTACCTGGTCCAAAGTCTCCGTCTGCCGTAATACCAAGTGCTTCTTGCATCTTAGCAACTTCAGGACCTTTTGAGCCAAGTTTGAGAATAGTTCCAACATCGGGTTCATGAGGAACTTCTGGTGCTTCACCACCTAGAACTTCGATAGCATGTGCCCAATGCTTCATTCGGTCTTGTAGACCAATAGTGCCACCGTTGATACGCTTCGTCATATGAAGAATATCCATGCGGTCGCAATAATCGTTAATGTTGTTTGATTGCCAGAACCAACATGCGCTTTCAATAGCACCCTTTGGTGTGCGAACATAATCTGCGGCTTCTTCAGCAGACATGCCTACGCTCTCACCGAAACGTGTATAGTTGTCACGTCCAGTTAGTTGTAGATAACCACCGCCTCTGAATGCCCAACCGTCACCACTATCAACATCACCGTTGTTCATGCGATTAGCATAAACTACGTTTGCGATTTTCTCTGGCTGACGATGGTATTCCTGTGCATCACGACCTGCTCTTACAAAATACTTAGGGAAAATTTTATTTAGACCGTCAGCGGAATAGTTTAGATTTTCTGTAAGGATTTTGAAGTTCATACTTTCGTGACCACATTGGGCAAGAAAGCCTGCTACACGAGGGATTGTTGTAATGTCATACTTGGGAAATATTTCACACATTGCTTCATAAAGTTCACCACTGTCTCGCTCTAGGATGGCGTCTAGGTGTCCTTTTTCAAAATTAAAATCCATTAATATTTCTCCTCTTTGTGAAAAAATGGTGCGGCAAATTGCACCGCACCATTTATATAGCAACTATACTTCCTCAGTCAGTAATTGCTTATCATCGACCACTGTGTGACCGATTTCGATTTTGCGAGGTTTCTTCTCTTCTGGAATTACACGTTCAAGTGCAATGTAGAGAATACCATCAGACATATCTGCACCTCTTACGAGAACATCGTCTGATAGAGTAAAGGAACGTTGGAAAGAACGTGTCCCGATACCTTTGTGGACATACTGAGTTTTGTCTTCAGTCTTGTCCTTCGAACCTTTGATGAAGAGTGTGTCTTCACGGAGTTCGATTTCGATTTCATCCCTCTTAAAGCCTGCAACGGCAAGTTCCACTGTATACTTATCACCATCTTTGATGATGTTGTAAGGTGGGTAACCAGATGCTTGTGGGGTTGAATTTAGACGGTGCATTGTATCGAATAGTTTATCAAATCCGATTGCACGGTCCATTAGATTTTCAATATGCTGAAAGTTTGTCATACTTTATCTCCTTTTCTATAAGCAAGATTGAATTGATACCCATTATGGCGTATCAGTTATTATATAGTCACTAATTCAAAAATTTCAAGCGGTTGCTTCAGTTTTTTCTTCAGTGACACTATCGCCAGTAGAACCAAATCCACCCATACGAGTTGTTTTAGTCTGTGGCTTTTCTTCAGTCGGTTGAATAGCAAACGTCATAGCCATGGTCAGGTCAGCCTGACAAATACGCTCATAGTCAATAACATTCTGAATTACTTCAGTGGTGTTTTGAATAATCGCATACACTGGTTCAACGTAATCACAATCCACGATACCAATACCATTCGCAAGTGACAAGCCTTTCTTCAGCGCATGTCCCGAACGAGTGTATAGACGTAGACTATAACCCATGGGAATATCGAAAATCAATCCCGTGGGAATCAATGCTCTTTCACCCGGACCGATGTTAACGAGGTCTGTTCGTTGATGGTCTTTACCAACAGTGAAAGTTCGTTTAACATTCTTTGAACTATAGATTGTGATTTCCATGCCCTCTTTAATGTAAGCATGTAAGTCAAAACAAGCAGATGCCGCGGTCGCAATTGTTGGGTCTGGTGCGTCTTCTGCTACTTTGTAAAATTTCAATGGATATGGAACAATCATTTGTGTCATAATTTATACCTTCTTCTTTCCAATATTATATTTCGCAACAAGTTCCCAGTGGTCTTTTTCCTTGAAAGGCAAAATCTTCACTTGTGAGATTGGTGCAAGGGGTTCGATAACTGCATCACTGCTAATCACTTCAATCAATCCCCATTCTTTCAATAGGTTGACGATTGTGTTACGCCGTGCAATATCTTGTTCACCGAAGTTGGATGGTTTGCCGTCTAGTGCAAACAGTTCCTTAAAATGAACGATGTAATACTTACCTTTCTTGTGCAAAATATGACAAGATTGATATAGTTTCTTTTCTTTCCGCGAGGCTACGCCAATACGAGTTAGGGTTTCTCTTACTTTGAGAAAGTCATCTTCGTTTACCAGGCTAACCTCAACCATAGTTTCTGTTGAAGTCATGTCAATTCACTCCTAATTATCTACCACCTTTGTAGGTGTTCTTTTTAATTTGCTCAAAATCATCGTCTGTCAATAATTCAACTACCGCTTCTGCTTTACGCTTTGAATAGTTGAAATAGTCCTGAACGATTTCTACTTTAGCGACCTTCTCTGGCTTTACCCACTTACCAAATCGTTTTCTAGGTCTAACACTATTTAGTAAAAACTCATACTGCAAACGCTTTGGTAATCCGAAGTATTGGTTCATCTCATTAGCATGTGCAAGAGTATCCATGTGATATGACAATGAACGATTTGTAACAAACGGGTCGTAACCCTTTTCTGCTAGGTCATCGTTGTCAGTGTCACGCATCATGTTATTCTTACCATGGGTGATACTATTCACATAATCAAATGCACCACTCATTGAGATTTACCTTTCTGAGTTTTTTTAGTGTCACTATTACTTAGTCGTGTGGTTTCTGCCAAATTTGCATATTCTGCAATTTCGCCTCGCTTCACTAGGTCGAGCATAGTCACGCTTGGAGCGTTTTTTAGTTTTTGTTTATTGGTCTTATTCATCACTCAAACTCACAATTCATCATAACTTCAGTTAAGAAAGCAACCATGTTAATTTCTTGGTCTGCAACAAATGCCGATTTGTATTGATACTCACCGATGTGCAAAACAAGTTGTGGGATTGAACCTTTCTTAACATATTCATAAGAGCCGTCATAGATTGTTCGAAACAATACTGTCGGGTCATTGTCGATATTCAATGCAACCCACTTACGCATTTCTGAGAATTCTTTATTCTTCAGATTTTTCATAAGCACTTTGATTGAGGTATCTTCAACTTGCGATAGAATGCCTGCATCAATCTTACCACTAGCACCATAACGTTGAAGTTCATTCAACACCCGACGGAAGTCAGGAAAGTGTTTTGTGATTAGAGTTGCAACAACCTTAGGGTCAGCATCAACCTCTTCATCTTTAAGAATGCCAGTAACACGCTTAAAGAATTCTGCCGCCATCTTCTGCTTTGCACCGTTAGCGATTTTGAAATCAATCACGGAGCATCGGCTGTGCAATGGAGCAATGATGCGGTTCTTAAAGTTACAAGTTAGAATGAACGAACAGTTTTTTGAAAACTCTTCGATAAACCCACGCAAGGCAGGCTGAGTTGAGTTGGGATTTAGATAGTCAGCCTCATCGAGGATTACAACTTTACGACTGCCAGTCAAAGAGACTGTAGATGCAAAGTTCTGAATATCATAACGGAGTGTATCGATACCACCGTTCATCGAACCGTTGATTACAATGTAATCTAAGTCCAACTCTTCACACAAGGCACGGGCTACTGTAGTCTTACCAGTGCCTTGAGAACCAGAGAGTAGTAGATTAGGGACTTCACCTTGGTCAACAAACTCTTGGAATGTTTTCTTCAATTCATCAGGAAGAATAGTCTCACTGATTGTTTTTGGGCGATATTTCTCAACCCATAGAAAGTCATCACGCATATTTCACCTCACATTTTACCAGTGTCTTATCACACCAGCCACAATAAAAAAGTTAGTAAGCAAATACCAGAAAACAATGATAGTCCTAATGATTGCAATCTGGTCTGCTTCTTTGTCAGATTTACCTGACTTTTCACCGAGGGCTTTCGCCCACATTCTCCACAATCGGTGCAAGCGCATTTCCAATTATTAACCACCGTAGGATGACCCTGCTTCAACTGACACGAAGTAACGCAAGTCAGTCTTGGTTGATGTGAACAAGCCATAACGTGGTGTCAATTTGACATTGTATGACCCAGGCAACATCTTCAAGTTTTCAGCACGGAAGACCATTCGGAATGGAACTGGTGATTTGTGGTCAACTTCAACCTCAAAGTTATTTGAAGTATCGTTCTTTACGTCAGTCGCAACGAACTTAGTGGTAGACGAACCGTCTGAAGAAACAACAATGTCTGGTGCACCCAGAACTGAGGCGCCACGGAGAACATCAGCCATGGCAGAACCAGGCATTTCAAATTCAACGTCAGCATCAGTTGGTAGTTGTTTATCAGGTGGCGAAGTCACCATCGATGGGTCTGCGTAGAAGTATTTAATCTTCTTACCGCCGTTCTTAATCTGAACATTGGTATCAGCAAACTCAAACTCGGTACCATCACCGAAGAGACTTACGGCACCAAGGAACTGGTTCAAGTCATAGATAGCGAAGTCGGATTCGAAAGTCTCACCAACTGTTGTCTCTGCCAAGATGTTTTTCTGACCACTAATAGTGCGTAGTCGATTGCCAGTTTTCACTGCGATACCCGTATTGATTGACGCAAAGTTTTTCAATACGGCTAGGGTTTCATTACTAATTTTCATGCTTTATCTCCATTGTTAAATTCGTCTGCTTTTTTCAGTTGGGCTTCAATCCACTTAGCGCAATCTTTTGCGGTAAGAGCATCTTCACCTACTGGTGGAAGTCTATCGTCTTCACCAATACCTCTGATTACGGATGCAGTGAGCATCATAGCAGAGGACATGATTAAGGCAATATGAGGCAGACCACTACCACCTTTGCCGTCATCGTAATCACGACCACGTTCAAAATCTTCAATATGTCGTTTGAGGGAATCAATCATTTGCTGGTAAGGTAGACCCTTCTCCCAGTTCCGATTGTCATATTTCTTAGCACCGTATTCAAGTGCCGCGGCACCAGCGGCTATCGCTTCTAAAGGAACTTGGCGAAAATATGGAACACCAATCGCTTCTCGCATGGCACCAGTTTTCGAAGTCTTCCAGTTTTTAGTCATTATCACTCCATTCACGTTTCATCTTTTCAAACTTACGGACTTGTTTTTCAAAAAACAAGATGGCTTGCTTGTCTAGTTCTTCAAACCAAGAACTTCTACAACCATCATAATAAGGTATTGTATCATAATTATTACCGCCTGTCAACTGTAATTGTCCAAGTCCAAGATTTTGTATTGCAAGAACTGACCAATCAATCGTCCAGATTTCTCTAATGTCTGATTTCTTTACTCGGGCAACACCGTATTTAGTTTCGTAGTCAATGAACCAATAGAAGATTGGTCGTTGCTCTTTTTTCAATCGCTTGATAGAAACCAAATTTGGCATTGAGAATTCACGGTTAATGTCTTTTGTCTTAACGTCAATCAATGCATTGCAGTAGAGAACATCCTCGATAGTGCGAACAGAGGCAGGCTTAACCCCACCCTCTCTTACAATCTGTTCTACACAATAATCTTCAATCATATCTGCAATGGCTCTTTGTCCAGCCCCAATATTATGGGGAAATTCCTTACTTAATAGTTCAGAGGAGACTGCCGAAACAGTCTCCTTGAGTAGTTGATTAGAAAGGAACATACTGACCACTTGCTGAAGTGTCAGGAGTGTCAGTAGTAGGCTGGTCAGAGGTTGTCTCACCAGTCTCTTCTGAAGCAGAAGACTTGATAGCACCCTCATCAATCTTGGTGTAGAGGTCGAGGAATGCGGTCTTCGTTTCAGC